AGGACGAAGCCAAGTCCGATCACCAAATCTCCCTTAGTCATTTCTACGCCTCCACTTAATGCGCTTGATGATTGTGCGAATGTTGTCCGTATTCGTAAGTCTCTTGTTGGCATACTTGCCAATAATTGCGTCTACACTCATGCCTTTTACAATATCTTGTTCGATTCTCTTTTCCATTGTTTTTACCCTTCTTTGTTTAACTTACCTATTATATATAGCAATCATTGCCAGGTTGGTCAACAAGAAAATAATATTTTTTTTATCATACAGATTATCCTCAACAGCTTCTTCTTGTTTCCCCAACGCCGAGATTGCCTCTGCTGTCTATACGCAAGACGAACAATTGTACTGGTTTTGCCACTGGCACACAAAACACAGCAGTTGGTTACAACTGGTAGTAATAACACAGCAGTTGGACAAAGCATTGGCGACTAACACAACTGGCACACATAACACCGGGGTTGGACCCGAACAATTGTACGGGTTTTCCCGAAGCCCGAAGACCCCGAACAAAAAAATCCCCGGCAGCATAGCCACCGGGGCAGGTTCTCTAGGGAGGAAGCCCGATCATGGCCCGACCCCGAAGGCCGAGTCAAGCCCGAACCCGAAGCCCGAACCCCGAAGACCATCCCGAACCCGAACAATTCTACTGGAACCCCCAGACTCCGCCTCCTCCCCCCGCCCAAGGCGCACGAGGGGAGTTAACGAACTCTCAGTTATCCGACACTATATCTTGTGGATCATGTTCTATTGCTTCCACATCTGGTGTTACGTTACGCATACGGCCCTCTGCAAGCCGCTTAAAATCCTCCAGTTTCTGCGTGATTTCTTCTTTTGTGGACGCTGTGATGTCCTCTTTGAGAACGTGCTGCTTGTTGATAAGTAGTCCCGCAGCCTTCAAGCGCAGCTCTTCAGCCCGAATAGCTTCGCTAAATTTGCCCATCTCCCACGCTTGATCCCGCAGCTTTTTAAGATCCCGAACTGACTTGTCTACCGTCACCCCGAACCTTGCTTGCGCCTCCAGCCTCATCTCTTGCAGGCGTTCTTGCACCACTGGATTACGCAACAGCCTCACGGCTTGCACCGTTGGGTTTTTGTACTTCGCTTGTCGCGCTGCTTCTGTCTGCGTCATATCCTTGTGTAGATAGTAATCCAGAAACTGTTGTTGTTGTGGCTTCAGGCGCTTCAGGCCAGCTTCTCGCTGTTCCTTTGGCAGATCCTCTCCGACCTTTGGCATACTGCCCTCCTAGTAGCTTATATGGAACACATTGCTGTGTTCATCATCTGGATAATACATGTTGCCGTTCTTGGTGATATGCCAACCTGCATCTTGCATGCCTTTGATCAGATACCTACGCTCTAGCAACTCTTCATAGTTTTGATTGAAATTGTTCTGTGCATCTTCCCAACACACTTCGCACCACTGCTTACCAGACAGTACGATATAGCCTTTACGCTCCCCACAATAAGAACAATTACTCTGGTCCACATTTACCTCCATTTTTGCGGCGCTGACCACCATGCTACAGGGTATAGGTTTATATACCTATACCCCTATGTAATAGGGTGAAAAAACCAAACCACAAAGTTTGAACCTTTTCAATGACTTACGACCCCTATTTTACTTTGTTTTTGCTATCATTGCAAACCCAAACCAAAACCTCTTAACCCCTTGATAACAAACAACTTTATCAACTTTGGGGTACCAACTTTGGTTTTTTAAACCTGCAAACCAAAACCAGAACAAATCCAGAACTGGCATAATTTAGGTGTTCCGTGGATTAGACAGTTTGTTTATTATGCGCGGCCTGTCTTTGCCCATGATTGCTGCTCAATGAATTAACTAGGGTAGCATTCAATTTAGGGATCCACGGCGTTGTGTTCCGCCATCGGGAGGCTAGGACGAGGACAAACCTAATGCTCCTCGCCCAGAAAGGTATACCACGCCCCTTGTTCTACTCAGCGGCCTCCACTTGATCATCGCGCAGCGTTTCTGCCATGCGTTCAATTGGTGTCATGTCCAGCCCAATGTGTTCAGCGGCACCACGGTAGCGGTTAAGCCACGCTGCAAGCTGCACACCAGCCTGATGTCGCAATTCGGCCTGTGATTCCTCACTATCGGGGTCAAAAGGCTCATAGCCCCCGCCCTGACGCCTTGTTGTGACCGGAGAGATGTACGCCGGGTACTCAGTAACCTTGATGTGGCGAACTTCGCTTTCGATCACCTCAGTCTTGGCAACGATGCGTAGTCCAGATGCGAACCTTCGCGCCAGATCCAGCTTTGCTGCATGTAGCAACTCTTCGTCACGCCCATGAAAAGCATTATATGCTTCATGCTCTGGATGATCAGCGAGCCAAACTACGAACTCATCGGGAACGAACATGTTGTTCCCTGTTACATTCAGATAATCATCAATGATCCTCTGTTTAGTCTTCTTTGAAAAATAGGCCATTTTGCCCTCCTTTTTTTCACACGAACAATTTTACTGGTTTGACCGCCCCGCCGGGACAGGCCTCAACTTAACCGGACGCAACTTGCCCTACCAGAACCGCCTTGACCCACCAGCCTAAACCTATCAGACCTGACCTACCAGAACCGACTAAACTTGCCAGACCAAACCGTCCTTATCGCAACTTTCCACACCTCAACCGCCTCACCAGACCTAACCGGAACTAAACATGCCGTGACCCACCGCACCAGAACCGCCTCTCCAAGCCGCGCCGTAACTCACCGGATCTGACCGTTCCAGACCTAAACGCACCTAAACCGCCATGCCTAAACCCATGTAGCCCTAACAGACCTGACCATACCGAGACCGCCATGCCCGACCCTGTCATACCTAACCTCAACTCGCTTGGCCCTGCCATAACCGCTTTGCCGCGACTAGCCGTGCCGTGCCGGAACCTACCCCGCCTTACCTAAACAGAACCGCCAAAAGCGGCCTCGCCATACCAGACCTAACCATATCTAACCGCGACCCTATACATAAAAAAACAGAGGGGCGGCAGGCGGTACTGATCAATACCACCACATTAGTCGCCGCCCCTCTTCTCTTAGGCTGCTCTACGCAGCCTTTCCTCTTGTAAGAACTGCATCAACTCAGCAGTCTTTTCATCCGCGCACTCAGGGTTTTCCATCGCAAGTTTTTGGACCTCACGACTTTCCTGTGTAATGCTGTCCCACAACTCCTGATACTCACCCATATCTTCAGAGCCAGCAACTGCAAAAGTGCCATAAGAACCACGCCCCTTTTCCTGACGGAAGTCACCAATGCCCACCATTGCGCCTGCATTGTTTAAAAGAGACATAATAGAGTGAGCGCTGAAAGTAGGCACAACGTACTTGATGTTGATCTCAGCAACCCAATCAGGCAGGAACGCACGAGTACGAACATCCGGCGTCTTGTTCATATCAGCCGATCTTACGATGTCCATCTTCAGGTAAGGCTTGCCCCAAATCTGAATGTGATCACCCGGCACAAAGATGCCACGATTAACATTTGTTTTGTTGATGCCAGCAGTCTCTAGCGCTGCCGTAGCCATGGCACTCTTTACACCCGGCGCAGGGAAGCAAAGATAAGTATCGCCATCAGACTTTGTATACACGCTCTCACGAAACTCCTGTTCAGGATTGTGTTTGATCTCCTTTTTTTCAGCGGCAGTTTTTCTGCCACCTCCAACAAGCAGATCACGCATGGCTTTTGCAGACATGCTGTTGAAGTACAGCGGCGTCTGACCAATCATACGCAAAGTAATGTTTCCACGCTTTACACTGTGGATCTCAATAGTGTCATTTGTTTTTTTCGCAACCATTGTTTTTACCTCTCTAACATTTTGGTTGATAGTCTTGTATAGTCAACATAAGAAGTCATTGCATACTTGTCAATAAAAAAAATGACTAAGTATAAATAATTTCTTTTACACCATACAAATCGGCGACACGTTTCGCCTCCTTATCAGCTTCTTTCTTTGAAACATTGAATGCTTTGCCGTAACTCACGCCATAGCCCTTCTTGTCAAAAGAAGCCAAATTCACATTATATGTTTTACCTGACCAATGCTTGATCACTATAACCTCGTAATTATCCATAACGAACCTCTCCAAACACACCTAGCTGAAAGATATGATCAGCGTCATTAGCATCCCAATCGCCATCATCAGCAATAACGAGTTTCAACTTATCAGGCAGACGATTGATACCCTGATACATAACGTCAAATGTCTTTACTGTTTCTACTTCACCTTGATCATCCGGCTCCCAACCATCGGAGCCATGATGGATCTTCACCTCAAAATTTTCTGCGAGATGTGCGCCGCTCTTCAAACTTGGCAGATCGTCCTTGAACAACATGCCTTCAGGCATGTCGTAGTCAATCTTGTCTACCCAATAGTTACTGCCGCCCTCAAGAACTGTGACCCACAAATTCTCTAGCGTCTTTGCCCACCACTCATCTGTGGGTGTGCGATAAATTGTAATGCTACGTTTCATCTTACAACTCCGCTACAGTGCCAATCTTGTGGCCTGTGTCTGCATGAAAATTGTGAGCCAGCATGCCCAACAACCTTGAAGCTTTGTATGACTGCTCTGCCCAATCCTTGCTGTTTAAGAGATCGTGAACCTCCTCATATATGTAAACAACGTCTACACGGCTCATCTTCCTCAACTCATTGATCTGATCGTTATCCATGTCTTTACCTCTCGTTTGATAGTTATGTATAGCTTATACATGTAGTGTTTGCATAGTGTCAAGCAAAAAAATACATGCCCGTTAATTCGACTTAATTAGCGGGCATAATATTAACCGTGTACTAACTCCTCTAATGTCGGAGCATTCTTCGCAGCATGATAATCAAGATCAAACCAATGCCCCCAATCTAAGCTATGAGTAAACGTACCGGATGAGCCAGTTTGGAAGCCAAAATATTTTTGCCCCTTATGCTCATATAAGAAGAACTCCTGTCCCTCAAATAACAAACCAGCGCTGGATGCGAATTGATTTAATTTATCAATTCTCTCTTTCAGCAATTCAGTGTCGGCTGTGTATTCAATCTCCAGCCACATAAGGTTAGGTTTTGTATTGGTCATATCGACCACCTTTCTAGGGCCACGGCCCCGGTTAGAGGATTAACGATATGAGTAGTATATAGCAATGATTGCTATATGTCAAGCATTAATTTTACATGTCTATTGCAGACTTGCTTGGGATCCACGTTATACTGGGACGATATGGCTTTGTATCGTCATCCTCTATATCATCGGCAAAAGCGTTAGGGGGCAACATGTCACTGGCCTTTTGAGAGGCCAATCTGTTCGCTTCTTTTTCTCGTTCATGAACTTGGTCCATACCATGTATAGATGAAGCTCCTGCGTTCTTGCCTTCATACAAGTTGCGGTGGTGCCTCGCTTTCGCCATCTTTGTTCTCCCTGTATGTTTCCAACACCGCTTTTAGCAGCAGCTTAGATAACCAGATCATTTGTTCTGGTTTCATTGGTTTACGATACTGAACTCCGTCAATCGTAATCAAGACATGATCCGGGTACGGGTGAATTAAAATTTGTGGTGGGTGCTGCATAACAAGAACAATTCTACTTGTTAGACGCCTGCTGCTCTTCTTCTTCAGCAGCTAAAGGTTTGTGCTGCATCAACTTCGATGCTTTGACTCCGAGGTTGTACAGGGCTTCTTGCATGGGATTGTCCGATGCCTTACCCCGACCCGACATAAATACTTCGCAAGACTCACCTGTTTCTGGATGGTAACTAACTGTAACAGACAGACCCATTCCCACATCCTCAGTTACACACGGTCTACGATTTGGTAATTTTGACATACAATTCTCCCTATATATTATCTCTTGCTGTTACAGGCTCATATTCACCCCGACTCATTGGACCATTAACTGCCCCTAGCCATACCTTACCTCCTGCCGCAGTAAGTTGGAACTTATCAATACGATTAGCTTGTTGTAGATCCCGAACATATTTCTCCAAAGTTTGTTTCCCGATGCCCTGCAATATTTCAGGAGCATCAGCGTCCTCAGATCTTTTATGCACCCCGTTGTTGCCGCTCATATGCGTTAGAGCAACACCCTCGCGCTCACAATGAATAATCCAGTCAGCCATTGCGTCCAGCTTCATCTCAAGTGCGGACCCAGTGCTAAGAGCCTTGATTTCTTCGGTGCGATCTTTCAGCAAGCCCGTCATGCTATCCCGAACAAAATGCCTGATGTCACGAGAAGCAGGACCATTAGACTTGACCACTGCCCCGTCAAAGCAGCTATTGCGTTGATATGGTAGACCCAGACGTTCACATGTTTTCTTGCCACGGGTTGTATCTACCTGCCACATGGCAAATGATGACCTCACACCGTCAACCAGAGCCGTTGTACCCCGAATCAAGTTACGAGCTTGTTCTGGTGTCTTGACCACTGCATCATCCTTGATCTTCGTCATGTGATGACAAACCAGTACAGATGCACCTGTTTCTGTGGCTATCCTAGCCAGCAGACCCGTAAGGGCAGCGCCCGCAGCAGGGTCAGCATTTACATCAGCGTGTACAAAAGATGCGAGCGGATCAAAGATAATCAGCTTCAGATTATTCATCTGTATGATTTGTTCGTATATCTTCTCAAACTCTTCGGTTGTCCCGAACTCGCCCCCGACCTCATTCAAGATAGCGAACACACCGCCCACATTGGGTAATGACACAATCTTCAGATCATTGGTGTAGCCTCTTCGCTCTTCAAACGGGTCAAGTCTTTCGACCCTTCTGTGCATTTCAGCCTCATCATCCTCCGCAGTAAAGATCACCACGTTACCGAACTCTTTGACCAACCCCCCGAAAGCAGTAGTCATGGGTTTGCCCGATGCGATCTTCATGCCCATGTCCAACGTCATCATGCCCTTACCTGCGTCACCAGCAGCAGCAAACAAAATGGGTACACCTAACGGAAACGTGCCTTCAATCAAGAACTTTTGTTCTGGTGCGTGGCCCTCAAAACGACTGACCAAAAACGAATCATCCAGCAGGTTGATATTTGTCTTGGTGATCTTTGCCTTGGTGTTGACAAAGCTTTCAATGTTGAAACCTTCAGCCAAAGCGTCAGCAGCATCCCAGCCCTCCGGCTTACCCATAGGTGGGGTCAGCATTGTTACCGACTTTGCGCTAGCAGCCAAAGCCAAGTCCTGAATAAGATCAGCCAGCCTCTTGCCACCTGTGTCATTGTCAGGCCATAGGATTAGCTCCTTGCCTTGCAATGGGGAGAAGTCAAACTGTGGTGCTGTTTTCTTTGTGAGCGCCCCTGCACCACCAATTGTACATGTTGCCGTGTATCCTGCATGGTTTAGAGCATCTGCACATTTCTCGCCCTCTACCCATACAACACGGTCAGATGCCATAATGTTTGGGATGTTATAAAGCGGCCTGATGTCAGGAAACTTAGAGTACGCAGCCCCCTCAACAAAAGGTCTGAACTCTTTCTTTGGCTTACCCTTCGTGTTGAGCATTGGGTTGCCAGCGATGTCTTTGACGTTATACCGCCTAACAGAAACCAACACCTCGCCGTCAGCAGTTGTGTATGTATACTCAGCATCATATGGAGTGTTCACGTTATACTGTGGCTTTATGGGATTTTCTATTGGCGCATTATCCCGAACAATTTGCGGCTCCACATTGTCCAGATAATCAGAGAACATGTTCTTGATCTCTGGCATCTTCATGCCACGGGCCTCCATCAATATCTTGACGATACCCCCGACACCAACACCGCCATTAAAATCTTGACCTCGCATAAAGTGTGCGGACTGTGGATCAATGTCGATCTTCAATGATTGCCCCGGATCACCAAGCAGTGACCCGATGTAAAATGTTTTTCCATGGATGCGACCAGCAGGAAACGTGTCTTGCAAGATCCGAATTTGTTCTGTTCTTGGAACCTTGCGAGAAATTTCTTCGACTAAATCATGTGCCGACCTACCAGATGTAGTATTGCCAAACCTTACCACACTCATTATATTGTACCTCATCAAGCATTGTTTTTTCCTATGGGGTGGTTCACGCCACCCCTTCTTTTTCCCAGCAAGTGTTGCGGAACTCACACCACTTACATGCAAAGTAGTCATCGTTTTGCGCCACACGAGGCAGCATCTCTTGTGCCTGTGTAGCCTTTATAATGTTTACCGCTTTATCGCTTGTAGCTTGTGCCAGATTCGGATTAAACGGAACAAGCTCTATGTATATCTCGCTTGTATTCTTATTCAAAACAGTAAAGCAGCAGGGATTGTCTGACAGGTTCATGTAGGCTTGATACAAGGCAACCTGTGCTGCATACACTGGGTTAGCTTCTGCCATACCCTTACGCACGAACTCTTTGAACTTCTTGTCAGATGCAGACTTACATTCCCATAACATAGGGTATGAGAGGTGTACTGGACCGCTACATATTACACCGTCAATATGTCCACGGACTTCACCATTGGCAGTCTCAAAACCAAATTGTTCGCCTTGTTTGTCTGTACGGAGATCAAAGCCAGCGTCACGGAAGTACATAATCATCATATCTTCGATGGTATGACCCAGAGCAAATGTTCTTAATGTATTGGCAGGAAACCCTTTATCAGAATCTTTTTGTTGACCTATGTATCTATATTGAAGTTTACGAGAACATGAGTCACCAAGAGATGAAGCGCCAAGATATTTACGTTCTGGCTGCTTATATTCTTTTTCAATGATAGCCCGATTCAACTCAGCGATAATGTCTTCAGAAGGGGATGTCGTAATCGAATTGTTCTGGTTCTCTTCCGTACTTGTTAAAAAGGTCTGCAAGGTGTTCTTCTGTGTAAACATCATCAATCCCTTCTACCTTCTGGATAACCAGAACAATTCCCACTACTTCGTCCATCGACAAGTCTTGAAGTCGTTTATCCCACCCAATTTTGCCGAACAATTTTCCTACTTGTTTTAATGCACCGTCTTGCTCGCCCATCCGTCTGGCCCTTCTAAATCTGCAAATGTCGCGCAGTAGTAATTAGGGTGGTCTTGTATGTCCACAACGGCTTCAGCCCGAACAAACTCATCCTCTCTACCTGTTATTATTTTGCACAACAGTTTTGTTATTGCTTCTTGCAATTCATCTAGGTTCTCTGGATCACCACACATCATGAAGTACGATGCCTCCATGCAAATGTTTTCCTTGAACAAAACACTAAATTTTACTTCACCACGGTTCATGCGCTCTGCTTCTCTGCAACTATATTGTAAACAATATTGTCTACAAATCTCTTATTCCAAACATAATTAAGCATACAAGCGGCCCTGTACTTGGTCCAAGAAAAATCTAATGGACTTACTTTTACACCGTTCTGTGCCAACAAATCTCTTTGCTTTTGACTAGGAGAATCATTTAGCCAGCGCTTTGTTTTGTTTGCAGTATCACCAGATTCGTTCTGTCTCATGAAGTCATCAGCCGCCGCCATAACTTGACGTTTAGTGCCGATGCTAATCACTCTGGTTTTGCCTTTGTTCTTCTTTACAATAGCCATGCAAAGTCCATCAACTTCGGCGATAAGAGAAAATCCATTAAACCCTGCCGCAGCCAAACATGAACCTGTACCGAACAAGTCTATCCAACGAAATGGAGATCTGTTCATAAGATCGACCTCAGTAAGAATAAAATTCTCCAAGATTTCCGGCTCTGGTCTTTCACTTTCATGGCCACAAATGGGGCATTCTTTAACGCCAAGCGGTATCTCTGCCTTACAATTAGAACAAATCTTAATAGGAGGCTCGCCACTGCCACTTGCTTCTTTACCGTCAAGATCCACAGCATCATCAAGTGAGCCGTGCGTCAGCACAGACGTACCAAAGTCCATAACAATGCAATCTGATTTTATCACGCCCGGAAATTCATCTTGATCTACTGTGCGTAAACCCCGACCAATCATCTGCACCATAGTGGCCTTGTATGAGCAGGGGCGAGTAAGAACAATGCAAGATACAGGAGGTGAATCAAACCCCTCTGTAAGAACAGCTACGTTAACAACGACTTGAATATCGCCATTGCTCAAATCTGCAAGTATTTCCGCACGTTCATCTTTAGGCGTTTTGCCTGTAACCATTGCCGCGTCAATACCATAGCTAATAAATTCTTTGCATAAATCTTCGGCATGCTTAATGGTAGAGCAGAACACGATTGTCTGACGATCACCAGATTTTGCATCCCATTCTTCGACCACACGTTGATTGATTGCACGGTGATTCATGATCTTCTCAACATCTGCCATGTCAAAATCAGATGCGGACTTGCGTACTTGACGCAATTCGTCCTGCACCCCGACATCAATCACATATGTTTTAGGTGGTACGAGAAAGCCTTCGCGTATCAATGTAGAAATATCTATCTGATGACTACAGTTCGTAAAAACGTCTCGTAAACCTTTTTTGTCACCTCTGTTGGGGGTAGCGGTAAAGCCAACAATTTGCACCCCCTCATTGGCCTTCTTAGCGGCCTTAATGATACGTTGATATGTATCCGCAATAGTGTGATGCGCCTCATCCACCACGATCAGATCAAGCTTGGGCATATTGTCCAAGTTCTGTTCACGAGATAGCGTCTGAACCATTGCAAATACAGCGTCACCAGACCAATCCTTTTGAGCAGCGTTCACTTCACTGCTGCTCAAGGATGGATTGACACGATGAAATTTGTTGGAATTTTGTGAAACCAATTCGTCACGATGCTGCAAGATAAGCACATTTTGTGAACTCTTATAGCGTTTGCCAACCAGAGCAGAAAGCATGATTGTCTTTCCGGCTCCAGTTGGCGCAACGACTAAAGTGTTACCGTGCTTATCAAGTGCATCAGAAGCGTCATTGACTGCAATCTCCTGATACTCTCGCAAGATCATTGTCTAGCCCAACGTATACCTGTGAGAACGCGATGCCTTCTCATAGTGTTTGTAGACTTTATATCCAGCTTTTCTGATAAGAGTTATCTCTTGATAGATAGAACCCTTGCTCTTGCCAGTAGCTTCTGCTGCTTCCGCAACAGTAACACCTTTCTTGCGTGACATAAGACGCAATGTCTTAGAGCAAAAGAATGGAACATCTTGTTCAAAAGGAGCATCAGTAGTAATGGAGGACTTTACGGCCCCGGCGTCCTCCGTACCGAGTTTAGCGACCTGCGAAGGTTTGCCGCTAATAAATTGCCACAATGATGCTATCGCGCCCATGATGGTGTCACTCCCTGTTGTGGTGTTGCGGGAGCGACAGGAGCCTGTACTGGTTGTGCTGGTGGTGCAAGTGTAGCAGAACCAGTGACAACATTGCCACCAGAGATATACTTCTGGGAGTCTGGGGTCAAGACAGTCTTCATCTTGTTCTTAGCTGGGTAGCCGTTATTCCCCGGATCAACACCAATCACAAAACAAATCTCCATGTTGTTAATCATGTTGATGCCTTGGATAGATGCACGTTTAGCCCTAGCGTCCTCGCTTTCATCTTTAGGTGAAATGCCAAACCCACTATCGACCATCTGTTTAATGGTGTTCAGACCAATCTTCTTGGCTTTCGACATGCCGTTGTCATCACGAGCATCACCATCAACAAAGATATTCTGCCATACTTTGCGTTTATCAAATGGACCACCAACAATGGTCAACTCAATAGGCAGCCATTTAGCTGTAGTTGTTTGTGACTCTTTGAAGAAAGTACCCCCACCATATTCCGGCATTTCAATATCACCACCTTGTAGTGATACGATTGCACGAACAATAGTTCCATCAGGCATTAATTCAAAATCTCCACCGCCAGAGCCTTCCATTGGTGGTACGTTATTTAGATCAAGCATTCTAGGATTCCTCTTCTGTATTATTGATCGTTTTTGGATTTACAAACTGCATTCCTTCTGGTCTTGGGCCAGACATTTTTGTAAACAGTTTGCCAAGATGCGGCTCTTCAATCTCTTCAAGTCTACCGCTTCTGTCTTTAGCAGGGTATCCCCACCTATTCAAAGTTGTGCATACGAAAGCCCTGAACATAGTTCCATCGTCTGCTGGGATTGTCGTCATAGTAATCAACTCATCGACAATTCCGGGCAACTCACGCCCTGTCTTTGCGCCTTCAATCTGCAAGTCGTAACTAAGCCGTCCATACTCATCAGTCTTCTCATCAAGAATACCAACAAAGATAACATTCTTTTCACGAATATGTTGAAGGTGAGTTAACCATGCCATCATCTCACGACCCTGCGCCCCATACACTGCACGAGTGTCTAACTTGCCTGTACGGTCTGATCTAGCATCTGGTTGATTTTGATTGTGTGTAAAACAAAGCCGCCCAGCAACAGTAATACTATCAATAAATATAGTATCGTATTTAGCTAGTACAGCTTCAGGATCACCGTAGGTCTGACACACATATTCATAGTGTGACATGCTATACGGAGAGTCCTCATTCAACGCAGGATTAGCCCCGCCAAGGAAGCATGCAAAGTCTCTACACTCTTGCCAAGTGCGTGGTCTAATGACATCGACTTCACATCCTTCAATGGCGGCATCACCAGCTTCTAGGTCCATGAACAATGTTTTGCTCATGTCTAGTGTACGCACCAGTGATGTTTTTCCCACACCAGACTGACCCGCGATCACAATTTTGTGACCGCGTTTTTCTGCCAGCCGTTGTTCTGCGGAAATAATCTTTAACATTAGTTGCCCTCCACTTTCTTAATATCCACAGTAACGCCTTGCAGAGATACAGTGCGAGCCTCTGATAAAGACGCCTTGATTTCTGGTGGAGCGTTCTGAAACTTAGCCTCTGCAACACTGTATTTAACAGTAGCAAAGTGCCTTGCTGTGTCTGGGTCCATGTCATTAAGAGCATTTACCAGTTCGTCTTGATCCCACTCGACACGCTTGCGGTAATCAAGAGTGACCTTGTAATCACCACTAGTCATACTGGTCTGACCAAAATCCTTACCCTGTTGGGCAAGCTGCATTTGGGCAGTATCTTCAAACATATCTTTTAGGGAGTTGCTCAAGATCTTCAGTTCTCCCTGAAGGTCTTGGATTTTAGATTTGATCTCTTCGCGCTTGTTGTAAAGAGCGGACAGATCATTAGTGTTGTTCATAGCGTTCATCAGCTTTCTCCTCGCAGTTCGCTAAAACCATTTGGAGAAAGTAAGGCTTTGATAGTTCTATGTCAACGGTATTTTTAAAAAATTATTTTTATTTTTTTTAGAAAGGTAAATATCTATTTCAAAAACGGCCTTCATCAGCTTCTTCTTTAATTTAAATTCAGGTGTCTCTACGCCTTTTGCGTCCTCGACTATTTGAGTTTCGTTTCCGTAGTCATCTACTTGACTATATCTAAAATCTGCAACGTACTTACATATCTTCATACCGTTCACTAAGATGTCATAAGGTATCTGGCGTTCCAAATTTACAATGTACCCAGCACGTTCCATTGCAGTCAGTTCACCCCATCTTTCTGCCTCCCATTTGGAGTCAAAAGTAATTCCCATGAACGTGGTTTTTTGTGCGCCATACTTGCTCTTGCGTTTATAGGTATACATGATAATATGCCTTTATTAATGGGTCGTCATGGGAAATTATAATGACTGATACAAAAAGATACAAGTCTGTTGCAGTGGATTTACCAACATATCAAAAGCTGTGTAAGTTGGCTGAAGATGATCATAGGAATGTGCGTCAACAAATTAGCAAGCTAACGGCTGACGCATTTGACAGCAAGTATTCTGATAAAGGTATTGGGTCTGCGGTTAAGCTGAAGGATGCTGTGTAAGCATAATTCTAGGACAATGCCCTCATACGAGCCACTAAACGCTTGGCACGGTTAGTTACCTGATCATACCAACGGCTGTCTACCATCTCATCTGCTGCCTTGTTCCAATCACGAGCATCAACACCAGCTTTCATGCCCTTGAACTTGCTAAGTCTGGGCCTACCCATATTGAACATCATGTTAGCTATAATGTGCTGACACTCTTCGGGCAGATCGTCAAAGTCGTCATACAAAGCTCTACAATCATCTATGGTCACTGCAATGTCTAAATTGAACCGTTGACGTACACGCTCTTCATTTACGGGGGTTCCGACAGGCTGACCACATTCAGGGTCGCCCTCCTTAATCAAAGCCCCTATTCCGAAAGTGGGCAGTCCAAGATGATCTAAATACACCTCAAACTTACAGCCCTCGTCTTCGGCTATTTCTTCACGCAATTGTTCTTTGTTCATTATGGTCCTGTTCTCAACAAGGTAGCAGTCGCAGGGTTAATACCTAATGCTTGCGCTACGGCAGGATTTTGCGCCGCTTGTTGTCTGATACTTGATGTATTGCCAGCGGCAGCTACGCTAGGGTTTAACGGTTGCGTAGGGTCAACTTGACCAATACTAGATGCTGTAGATGGTTGCGCTACTGACCCTATCTGTTGCCCGAACATTTGTTCGTTTTCTGGCTCTCTGATGGGGCCGGGTGTCTGCAATTGTGGATTAATACCAATAGCCCTTGCGCCAGCTTGCCTAACAGGACGCAACACTGCGCTTGTGCCAGCGACAGCCGCATCTAAAGCGCCTGTTATCTTGCCTGCTGTCGCTTGACCATCTGGCGCTCCTGCACTTCTTTGTGCAAACTTTTTCATTATTGTAGGATTAGCAAAGATCTTAGATGTAGCTTTCATCCTAAATCTATCGCCAGCTTTGGAAATTGGATGCGCGGCATATTGAGCAGCGACAATAGCTCCCTCTTTCCCAACATCGCCAAGGTAGGCAATGTCAGCAGCAAGTTGACGTACACCTTCTGCTGTTTCTTTGCCCAGCAGCGCATCCAGCGCACCCTCTTTGTAAGTTTTGTTGACAAGCCTATCAAGCTCTAAAGCCTTGCTTGTATCTGCAAATACATCATCTCCCACGGAGCTAAGAATGTCCTCGGCAGCATACTCACGAATTTTTTGAAGGGCATCTGGATCATCTTTGAAGAAGTTTTTGATTCTATTAATCTCTGTTACACTGCGCTTTGGGTTCACAATGTAACGTGCCGCGTCTTCCGCGCTCAAAGTGCCAGAGTCAAAATCACGAACAACTTGCAGCTTCAAGGCGTCATCAAGCTGTGTCTTTGCGTCTAGTAAATCTTGCAAAGATTTTGTAAGAGGCAGATCTGTGTTCAAAGCAACAATACGATCTACCGCATCCTTGCTAATTCTTGTCGGACCAGACTGAGCGATAGCGTTAGAGAGCTTTTGAATTTCTCCCCAGTTGTCTCCGAACAATTCTTTGCCTGTCGTACCAAGTCGATCAATTTGTGACTTGAACCGTAAGCCGTTAAACTGAGTTGGGTCCATCAGGTCAACACCAGTTCGTTGCATAGCGTCATCAAGATACGCACGGGCTAATCTAGACCGCACCATCTCGGCATCATCCACAGCCGCAAAAACACCTTTCAAACGCTCTGGGGAATTAGGTCTAATAATCTTGTTGAAGAACTGATCAACATTGAAGCGAGGATCTTTAGACGCTGCCTTTAGGTTGCGAATAACTCCAAACTTTTGCAGATCATCGAACACTTTCATGCCATCACGATAACTAGCAAAAGCTTTTTCGCGCTGCTTTGCAATAGCATTAAGCTGTTGATTCTGACCTCGGCGCAAACCTTTAATGCTGCGTAAATTGACGGAACTTAAAGTGTTGTCAAAAGCATCACGAATCTTGAACAATTGTTCGGTTGCTGCGGATCCAATTTCATTGTCAAAAATTGCATCATTGATGAGTTTGCGTTGATTGGCGATTTGTTCAAAAGATGCTTTCCCACCCTTTGCTGAAAGCTCTTCAATGCCGCGCATGGCTTGCTGTACTGGAGCGGGAAGAACAGATCGTGCGCCTACAACTTCTTCCAAGTCTTTTACAGCGCCTTCAATAATCCCCGTGTCGATAATACGAGCCTTACCACCTTCTCTAACAACACCTGCGATAGTATCGTCAAACTCAAGCTTAGAAAGCATTTCATCCATAATGCGAAATTCGTTTCCGCTTACACGACTAAAGTTTTGGAAAGAGGCCACAATAGATTGCAGGGTTTCATTATTGATGTCGAAGCCTTCATCTAAGGATCTTTCTATTAAGTCAATACTTTCTTTTGTGGACCTTAGAGCCGCGTCAGAGGCTTCTTTTTGTGTTTGCTGCAATGTTTTGAACTTAGCACCAGTTACATCAGCAAAAGCACCTGCCGCATCATCCAAATCAGCAAGCCTGCCACCCTCTCGACCAGCCGCTGCGGCTATTTCTTCACGAAGTTTTTGTGTTTTGGTAAGAGCAAATTCAGTATTAGCAATAACCCTTCCGGCGTCTTTCGTTGCGCCCTCACCAAGTTTTTGTGCATAGGCGATTGCAGCAGGTGCGCCAAGACGTTCAAGACTTGGTGCGCCACCTTCATCAATAATACGCAAGCCACGCTCCGCACCCTCTTGACCAGCCTCTTGCAACGGCCTACCAACCAGCCTACCAGCGCCACCTATAACTCCTCTAACGGCCTTTGCTGTGCCAAGTGCAACAAGATCAATTGTACCAGCAATCGCTGCTTCCGTGGCTACATCACCTGCCACTTCGCCAAGCGTTTGGCGTTGAACGCCAAGAAGGGTTTCAATGCTCTCTTCGATGGATTGACCTAATGCAGCACCCGCCGCTGCACCACCTGCACTTGTGATAACGCCGGGAGAGGCAAGAATGCCACCAGTTATCGCGCCGATAGTTTCTGGCGCAATGCCAGCTAAATCAGCAACGTCACCAAACGAAAAGCCTTTGTCCTCTAAAACAATGTTCTTGTCAGAAACATCCATGCCCAGACGCCTTTGACCGATTGGCGTCAATGCGAGATTGCCTCGTGAGTCACGAACAAATCCGTCTTGCCCTACGCGAGTAGCAAGAATGGCTGCTTGTTCTTCTGGTGTTTCACCGAAAGAAACAAGCGCACGAATACCAGAGCCAGCACCAGTTTCATAATCAAAACCTTCATCTTCACCAGCCCGTTTCAATCCAGAAACCAAATCTTCAAAAGATCCACGGCGCAAATTGGATCCTTTTGTTGTACGACCAGTAATTTGGCCTACAACATTTTCAAGCTGTTCTGGCGTAATGTCGTCAGGCAGTTCATATGTACCGCCATTAATTTCGTAAGTAGCCATCAACCTGTCCTTTTGACCATTACGCCGCCCATGTCTCGCTCATCGCCAACTTCCATGCTGGTAGACTGTTGACCACCACCAGACGCACCAACATCATAATCGGTTCCTGTCAGCCTTTGACGCGCTGTATCAAGATTGTTACGGCCCTTAACAACAATAATTTCATGCAATTCGCTAAGTCTGTTGACCAATCTCTTGGCATCCGCACCTGTCAGATCAGTTAGCGTCAAGCCACCAATTTCTCCAACAATCTGCGTAACAAGTGCGCGGTCTGCATCAGAAATAGTTTTGCCAGCCTCACCTAGAATTTCTGCCGTTCTGCGAACTTCGATCCTCTTCAAAGTTTGCTTTGCTTGTTCAAGAGGACTTAAATCTGCATCTACGTTAATTCCAAATGCCCTTCCAAGACTACGCACTCCAGCCGCAACCTGTTGCTGCACTGTAATGCCGTCTTGTAATGCAATCTCCGCAATGCCAGCCAAATCATCTTCTAGCCTGTTCAAATCTTTTTCAGCGGAATCAAAAATTGGACGAAGTGTTCTTGCTGAAGTTGTAAGCTTCAGAGGAATGTCTTTGTCTTTATACCTCTTGGGAAGATTGGGGTTTTGCTTAAAAGCATTTACGGTCAATGCTTTTCCGGCACCCTCAAACAGAGGAACCTCCTCTGTTGAGTTGAGATAAAGATCAACGCCCTCAAACTCGGACTGAAACAGAGTTTGCTCATGCTCCAGCCTTTTTAAATCCACATCCAAATTGTGCTGATATTTTTTTAACGCCAACTTTTGTTGATATTCAAGGTCCGCTTTTTGAAGCTCATTAAGACGATCGCGCTCCGCTTCTAGTAGTGCCTGACGATTAGCCTTAGCAGCCTGACGCTGCTCCAGCGCATATTTGCCGCCCGCAAGCTTCGCTGCACGAGCCTCTTTCTTGGCCTGCGCCATTAATGGCAGAGCCGCCTCTCCAGCCTCGCCTACAGAAGATAAAATATTGCCAACATTAAAACCTTTGCCAGCTTTGTTCTGCATGAGGGCTAAGCCAAAAGCCATCAATGCTGCTTTATTATCAACTTTGCCTGATATGTCGATACCAGTAGCATCAGCAAATTCTTTTTTATAATCATCAATTGTACCTATTTTAGAAGACTCTCCAAGAGCTTCTAGATACGCATCGTACCCAGATTTAAACGCTTGTTCAGATGAACTTAAATCTTCTTGTTGAGCATCGCTTTTTTGTCCAACCATTTCTGAAAGTTGGTCATCTCCAGCGACAGCTTCAGTAGCAGGATCTACACTATCATCAGATAAAACAGTATCATCACCCTCTTTAGTGCCGACACTACTCACTGTAGCATCATTAGAAATGATGTCTTTTATTCTGTTATTGAGTTGATCATCGCCTTCTACAAACTGAACATCTTGCTCTGTTCCTAAGAAACTTTCAGAGGGTAATTCCGTATATCCATCGCCTGTAGTGGGATCTGAAGGGATCAAACCTGCCTTACCAAGAGCGACATCAGTATTACTGCCAACACTTAACCCCATGTCCTGATCTTCAGCAACTTGAGATAGACTTTGCAATCTTTCTATTTCAGCATTTAAACCAGCATCTGCTTCAGCAGACGTAGGAATCTGTTGGTATGTTGGGCCTCCTGCAATTATACCAGAACTAGGATCTGCACCAGCTAAAGTAGCCCTTTGCATGGCTAGCGCCCTGCTTCTACCGCCCACATCTTGCCCTCTTTGAGATTCCAATGCCTTGGCTATACCTGTTAATTCTTGATTATAAGCTCCCCTACTAGGCAATGCTAAAGAACGCCCGATAGCACTTCCAAGAGCAGGAATTTCGTTTGGTGCCGCCGTGATTAATCTGAGAGCTTCAAGCCCCGGACCTATGCCAATGTTATAAATTCCCTTGCCTATTTCACCTGCAATAGTATCAGGCTGGCTCGTCATCGGCCTTGGTTTTGGGTATCCCTTTTCTCCGCTAATATAAGCCCCAAGACCAGAGCCGCTTATGGCATCAGAAATTCCCGGTTGCGGATATAGTTGTCTTGCGAAATCCATATCTCTGCCACTTCTGGGCAGATTTGGCATAGGCTTACTTCCAAACATAAGACCTAAACGCTTTTGAATTTCCTGAATATCAAGAGCCATCTATATCTCCTAACCTACACGTTAGCTGCGGCACCGCCGCCGCTAGGCGATATGCCTTGCAGCGCAGTGTAAGCACCAATGCCAGCCAAGAATGGATTTGTATCAGGCGTTGTTGCAGAC